CATACATCAATGCATATGCAGTGGTTTGCCAAAAATAATCTTCAATGTCTTCTTTGTTCTTAACCTTCTTAGAAGTTTTAAAATCAATTACAGACAGTACACCATCAAATTCACCGATACAGTCAACACGGCCTGCCAAACCCAGTTGTTCAGACCACAATGCAACCTCTTGATAGTGAATGTTGTTGATACGATTCAATAGAGGTTTAAGAGACTTGAACATTTGAAGTGCATCAGGCATCATTTCACCCAATGCCTCATTGTTCAAATATCTTTCACAAAGTGTGTGAACATTAGTGCCCCTTGAAGTTGCCTGTTTAGAAATCTTATTTGCAGTTTCTTCACCAACCCTACGGCGCCAGGCCATGATGGCCTCTTTCTTCTGTGCGCCAACAACAGTGGTGACTGAAGGCAGTTTTGATCCACTTGGTGTGACGTAATATCTTTTACCATCTGGAAAAGTTTCTGAATTCAGATCAGGCAACTTCATTGGTGGGCAATAATTAAACATAAAAAATTCCTATCAATAACCAAGTTCTTCGCAAGCCACAATCCATTGCTTGACTAAACTACTCCTAACAATATCATCAGGTGTGAAATAAACTTCCTGAAACGATGGCATCTTTCTCGCAACTTCCAAGAAATTATGGAATGCAGATTGATCTTTGTTGTTCTTGATCAAATCTGTTTGCTTGAAATCGCCAGAGAATATGATCTTAGAACGATGCCCAACACGTGTGATAATCGTATTCACTTCTGACCAATTAAGGTTCTGATTCTCATCAACAATAATAATGGCATCATCAATAGAGATACCACGAATTGCAGTAGTAGAAATGAATCGAGCGTGCCCCTGTTCTTTTAATCTGTCCCATGCGTCAGGTCTTCCGAATAGTGTATGACAAATCTCTTTGTATGGCAACTCATAGATTTCTTGCTTCTCATCTAATGAACCTGGCAAGAAACCAACATCACGCAATTGTACCAGACTTCGAACAACGACAACCTGTTTGAACGAATTCGTTTTATCTAAAACTTCTTCTAATGATTTATATAGTGCCAAAAAAGTTTTGCCTACTCCTGGGCTCCCGAATAGGCCCATGAAGTAGGCACCGCCTTTATACATCTCAAAGAACAATTTCTGATTTTCTGTCAGAGGTTCAAATGTCTTAAGATGATCTAATTTTATTTTCAGTGAATTGTTTGTTACTGGCTGGTGTCTTGTTTTATTAACACCCTCTTCTTCTTGTTGCTCGGCATATCTGGCTGCTGTTTTCTTTGTAACCATCAATTCTCCCTTTTAGTAATGCAGAAACTTTTTTACCAGAACCACTGGGCTTTTTTTGTTGCTTTTGTGGTTCTTTGGTCTGAGGTTTTCTTTTCTCAGACGATTTCTTGGGTAGGAACAGTGCAGGTATTTGAGCCATTACCACTCTCTTTGCATCTTCGTTTTGTGGCCAGATTTAACCGTGTTTCCGGGCACGGTTTCTTTGATACGATTGATGACGTACTTCTCAAAGGTGGAATCTGCCTTGCCTGTTCCTGGTGTGTCCATACGCATTCCGTCACCTAACCCAGGGATACTGTCAGATGAGAAATGGCGTTGGAGTTGTGGATTGTTTTCTTTGAAGGCTTCATACTCTGAAAGCCTCATTGTGTGTTCTTCGATTTCGCCGGTATTTTTATTTAAAAAAGTATAGATCATGCAGTTTGGAACCAATCAGGAATATTACGTGAATTAATTTTGCCTTTCCATGAGGCAAAACGAATCTTATCCTTTATATAGTAATTATGATATGACTTGAGTGAATCATATTTGCGTCCAGGCACTGGATTTTCGGCAAGAATTTTCAATTCAGGTGGCATTGCCGGAGTTGGTGCAAAGAATTTGCCATCAGGAATATTTTCAGGTGTCAAATAAAGTGCATCACGTAGTTTTGCACATTCGTGTTGTCTACCATAACGATAGGTGTATTCTTGCAACAAATAGAACCACATGCGGTAAAGCCACACATAGTTTTCTTTGTTCTCACGGCACCAGATAGCCGATGGGTGATTGATATGTGAAGCTTTGTACAATGTGGATTCCACAACGGGATCACTCATGCGCCAACGTTGAATACGTCGACCATTTGCTGTCAGATCAGTGTATTCTGTGCCATCAAGCACACGATGTGCAGTAGACATGAGCTGTGCATACTCAATGATCATTTTGACAACATGTTTTGATACATGCATCTGAGCACAAATTTGGGGATCAGGATCTAGATAGAAGATATTCATACACCAATTCTCACTCGCTCAACATCGGTCCAGTCTTGTACAACATTACCACTGCCATAATTATCATGTTCCCATGTTCGATATTGTAATCCAACTTTAGTGATATTACCACTATTGTCAACATGTTCAACCACACGGAAATCATATGACAGTGGTTTGACCAGCATAACAGATGATTGTGGTACTTCAAATTTGAATGAACCGGAACTTTGATATACCGTTTGTGCTGAACTAAATGTGGTAAATACTGTTTGTGTATTTAATATTGCTGCCATAATTAAGAATAATCACCATTAAGTTGAGATTTGATGTAGTTTATCACTCTTTCTGAGTCTTTGGCAAACATATTCTCGGGTGTTTCATTATCAAAGGCTTTATTTTTGGTTTTCCACCACTTGTTTACCAAGTCGTGGGTTCCTAACAGTGAAAGCAATACAAGATTTAAACGAGGTGACATTACATCAACATCCTAATCAATCCAACAGAATCAATTGTCGTTAACAAGAGGTAGTTAGCAAGCATCCCAAAACTCTTCCGAGTCCAAGCAGCCCAAGCGTACAAGCTACAACCCATGATCCATACAGGATAAAGAGCAAGAAGGGGAGGATTCGGGACGGTAATTGCCATAGTGATAGAGCAACCAATGCTAATAGCCCAAGCGAGAAGCTCAACAAAAAAGCGAAAAGGATGAGAGGCAAAGTCATCTTTGATCCAATCGAACGTTGGTTTAAAAAGCTCTATCATCTATTTATCTTAAAGTTTCGGAATTTCAATGCTTTCGGAAGGCTTGCTCTTGGTGTTCTTTTGACCAGGCAGAAGGTCAGCAACAGGCGCCGGTTCTTTCTTTGTCTTAGGGAAACGTGCAGCAATATCTTCAGCAGTCACGGTTTGCATTGCGAATTGTTTGAATTGATCATAATCATCCGAAACACGTAGAGCAGACTTCGAATTCATGCCTGCATTATCGACCATAAACAAGGCACAACCACCATCAATCAGAGGTGCAATCTCTACAATATGATCCAAATTGATAATAACTGGGCAACCTTTTTCAATCGAATTGACTTCAACAAATAAACTCATTTTGATACTCCTTATTTTTTATCACAATCTGCCACACGAACCAAATGTACTGTCAACTCTGTCTGTGGTCGGACAAAGAAACATTCACCTTTAATAGACCAAACAAGGTGATTCTGAATGCCATCTTTAAAGTCTTTATATTCCACGGTGTTTGGTGTAACAGACAAACCATGATAAACAAAAAAACTGAAAACAAGAAGTGCGGTCATAGGAATCAAGGTAACAAACCAAGAACCAACCTTCACCAAAAACGAATCATAAAATTTCTTAAACATTCATCACCTTATAATAAAAAGTTGTTGCCAACAAAGTGGCGCCACATAAAACAAACAACAAAAATGCAAATTTGATAGACTCTTCTTTGTAGTAATCTCTTTCAAGTTTAATCATTTCGTTTTGTGCAAGAATCATTGCGTCACAGCTATCTCTACCACCTAACATAAAGATGGTTTTGTCTGATTCTTTTAGGCGGCGCGAAGCAGAAATGTAGTGTAGTAAAGAAAACATAACAATATTATATCACAGTTACGGTTGGTTGGCAACCTCTAGGATTTCATTAGGAAACTCTTCAGTTGGCACAAAAACATATTCACTCTTTGGTATATACGGAAATGTGATTGTCACACAGGATCCACTGCCGGTAAAATAAGATTTAAACATCTTACCATCTTCTTCGGACTTATGCCATTCCCAGAAGATTTTACCATCGATATCATATGGTTGACCATCAAACCTATCAGCCTGTTTGAATACATGTCCACATCGTTTATTTTGATAGACCGGATTATTGTTCGTGCGGTCATCATTAATACAAGTCCACTCCCAATCTTCACCAGTAATCGGCACAACAGGTTCGAATGCTGCTAGTTTACTGAATAGATTAATCGTGTACGGTGCAGTTGAACCAGAATGACCTTCGTCACCAAATACATCCAACAATTTTAAAATATGAAGGCAGATAGCCTCTTGCATTTCATCGATGTATTTACCATCTTCATCAATCCAACCTGCGGCTCTGAATTCGCTCATTGCATGTATTCTATAATTACTCATCATCAAACTCCTTCACTTCAAAAATATAGTGGCCACCACGGCGAGATTGTACCCAATTTAAGAACCACATCATTTCATTCTTCTGCATAGATTTAATGATAGACTCATTGCCTGACCAACCAGCAGTAGAGATATGATATCTTTTTGTGGTTTCAGGAAGTTCTGTATTGGTCCATTCATCAATACCACCATCACATTCATTCC